GGTGCCATTGGTGCTTGTCCTGGGCCTTGTGCGCCTTCTGGAGAGCCTCCTACTGGAGAACCAGGGGGAACAGGGGACGGTTGCTCAACCGATGGAACCCCAGCAGGAGGAACTTGTTGCTCTGGAGCAAATGTTGCTTCAATTGCATCTTCAAGTGCCTGTCCCTTTTGGCGAGCCTTAATAACGTCTGCAATCTTGCGCACGACTGCACTTGGGTCTCCACCAGATGCTGCCATCTGTGGAATTGCCTGTGTATATGCGGTGAGGGAACCAAGAAGTGCATCACGCATCTTCTCAATTTCAATCTTTTCAAGTTCTTGCGATACGTTTACCGTAAATGGTAACTCGCGCATGGCCATATCCTTAGAGATAAGGCCGCCGCCTAATGCTTGTAGCATGAAAATAAGTCCCTGTGCTGGATTAAGACCAGCCAACATGCCATAACGGACATCGGCGGAGTAGTCAGCCTTGATATCCTTTGATGGTTTGTATGTTACTTCGTATGGAGAGCCTGAATCGACTCCACGAATTGTCTTTTCTGCTGGGAAAATCTTCTCATCAACTTCAAAACAGATGTTAATAACATCGCGAAGTGCTGCTGCAAAGATTGCCTGTGCTGATTTTACCTGTGTATCGAAGGCACCCATGAGTGCTTGTACACCTTGACCAGTTACAATTGATGCATTAACGTTTCCAGTACGTCCTTCTGGGTAACGAGCACCAACACGTAGTTCTTGATTAAGCAGATTCTGCTCTGTAAATGCTCCCTGGGGGAGTGTCAGTTCTACGCGGCGAACACCAGCAGGATTGGATGTGCGAATAACTGCATCGCCACCCAACTGGAGTTCTTGCACGTCCTGAGGAAGGACGATTGGTGCTTGTACGCTTTTTTCTGCGGCTTCCATTGCAAGTAATGCAAAACGGTTGCGCAGTAATTGAATACCAAGTACATCATCAAACTGTCCGCGTAGTTCGCCATCGATAGATGGCTTACGTGCAACAACAATCATCATTTTCCCTAGAGGATTCTTAGCCTTTGATAGGACTAAATCCTTCTTTGAAGGGATATAGATAACTGATTGGTCTTTGTCGTAGTAGCGAATCAATTCAATTTGATGATTTAGGTCTTGCTTGTAACCCATAGACCCGAGAAGGACTGTGTCATACTCTGGGAATTGAGCACATAGTTCGCCTAGTGTCATCATATATCGTTTAGCAAAAGCAACGCAACGTCCATAGCGGTCAAATTCTGGGTAAGCCCCAATTGGATTTTCTATGCGGATACGTGGCAACTTGCTTTCGTCATCCAATTCAATTACGAATGGGACGAAACCGTAGGTTAGGTACCAATCGGCACCTGAGTACATGTTAACTGCTAAATCTGAGTGTGCAAAGTAGTTAGATGCAATGCGTGTTCGCTTATCAGCAAACTGGCGTGCACGGTCACTTACTTGGTTGGCCGCTGAACAGTTAACCGCTGGAAGCGGAGCCATAACTTCTGACAAGTCGCGTGCGACAATGTCAATAAAGTTGGCTACTACGTTAGCATCAACACCATCTGGGAAGAAATTAGGATAGACTTCTGCAATCTTTCCCTTACGAACAGCAAGAACGTCAAGGTTACGAGCATCACGTTCATGATTGCGATAGCGCAACGAAGCAACTCGCGCCGCAATCTGTTCCATTGTTAATGCCATTGTCATCCTATCCGTATTGTTCAACCCATTGCTCTGCAAAGGCTTCATCTAAATTTAAAGATAGTCTCTTAGCATGTTGTGCCCTAGTAGACCATCTATTGCTTGCATACTGTTTTGAATTGCTTGATTGCTGCATTAACTCACGTACGCGAATGATGGCAAACCATAAGGCCATCACGCAGTCAGTTGGGTTTCTTGTATCTGGTTTCCAGGTAATAAGTTCCTGCACCAGTGTCTTTAGTCCTTCTGAACCTTCGTTAGAAGGTAATTCAATTAAGTTGTTATCTTGGAAGCGTCCATCTCGCATTGAACCAAATAGGTTAGACATCGATGCAACACCGAATCCCACGTCCCACTTGTTCTTGCCCGTAAAATGGGGGTTGAGTTGACAACCATGTTGGGCTAAGAAGGTCCTTAAATGCTCATCCAAGGCGTAAGCCTTTTGGTGAGCGTTGATTTCAATACGCAGTTCTTGCGGTTTGTACTTGATAACCCACTCTTCAATAAGGTTTTGAATCCTTTGAGGTGTGGTATCCGTCATATTGACGCAATCTAAGATATAAATCTTTGAATCGGCACGATTGTAAGAAAGAACAACTGCACCCGTAGCACCAGACATGGCTGGGTCAAGACCGATAACCGTAAAGAGAGAATCGGTGTTTTTGGGGTGTCCAGGAACGCCAGCCTTTAAAGGGCCTCGTTTTCGCATTCCATTGACAGAACCTGCAACACAGGCTGGTGAGAAGATGGAGTTTTCGACAACGTCTTCTTGCTGGTAGACCATAGCCCATACCGACGGAGCGACCTCAGAGCGACGCTTAAAGAGAGAAGGTCCATCCCACTTGGGGTAGAGTCCATCCTCGAATTGCTCATCTAAATCATTCTCCTGAATATTGGTCTTAGGCCATAAAGTTTTCCAGTTCTTTGGGTCTTCATCAAACTGTAGAACTGCTGGCATGGCACAATAGGTAAAGGGAGTCTTTCCGCCAGTCCATTGGTCGCCAGAGCGTATCATTTTGTACAAATCTATGGGAGCGACACGGGTTCCTACTATCAGCAGTTTTCCGTGCCGTCCCAGACGTGTGATAACTTCTTTTTGAAGCCATTCAATTTGCTTCTCCCACTCATGGGCATTTGAGTTCATCACAACATCGTCTAGGATGATTAAATCTGCACGTGCTCCGTAAATCTGGGAACCGAAACCCAAAGCCTGTACAGTCGGGTCTTTCTCGCCAGAGTCGCGGCCCGTACCTAGATATATCATATCAGCAGACCATTGGGTTGCATCTGCTTTATAACCACCATTAGGGCCAAAGGCCGTCTGTAGTTTCATGTAGGCTGGGTGGCTAAGTCTTGTTTTAATAGCACCAAGGAACTTGCGTGCCATACCCTGGGTTTTAGAGACAATAATGACTCTAGCATTAGGGTTGGTTACAATAGTGTAAAGAGTATAGTTGGTGGTGATGGTAGTTGACTTAGCATGCTCAGGAGGCACATTGATAAGAATGCGCTTAGGGTCTCCAGGCTCATATGTCATACCAGTAGGTTGCCACGATGGCTCACGACCTTCAATAAGGTCAAGCCAGTTGAGTTGGTGTTCAAAAAGGGTAGTATCTAAAAACTGCTTTGAGAACTCAGGATAGGATATATCTTTAAGTTCTGCTAAATCTACTTTTACGCCTTTACCCGCTAGGCGGGCTTTATCGGCTTTTTCTTTAAAATTTTCATCTACCATAACCCACTGACGAAAGGCTGTATCTTGTCTTCCGACTGCCGCCATAGCGGCTGTGATGGTTGCTCCATTTTCAAGTAGGGTTAGTACTTTAGCCTGGGCTTCCTCTTTAGGTACAGATTGTACCCCTGGCTTGCGTCCCATTATTGTCCCCTTAAAACGCCTATTTAACGGTTGGATTAAACGGGCATAACTATCCCATTATTAATATATATAACTATATATTATATACTATAGGAGGAGCGGAGTCTTAAACGGAGCGACTCCGTATATATTATTTATATACTATAGATAACCTGTTCAAACAGGTGTTTCCGAACATAGTTCGGTAATATATTTTTTGACAGTCGTATTTCTCTATATATAGCCCCGTAATATAACAGAAAATTATTGGTTGATACTATAAGAGCAAGTCCCTCGGTTTTTTAATAACCCTAGGGTCAAACCAACTTTACATAATAACAATTATCTGGCAATCATTATCTTGTCCATATATTGATACGCCTATCTCACTAGATGAGACGAGGCTATTCCAGATTCTAACTTTACATAATAATGATTATTCGGCAGATGACTCTCTGCCCTGTGGATAACTATGGGGCTGTGGATAACTATGTGGATAACCTGTGGATAGTCCACAACGAGGTCGGGCGTGTCGCCGACACAAACTTTTCGAACAGGTGTTCGATAGATGCCCCATGTCCACAATGTCCGAATTGACCTTATTGCCCCGTTATGGTATGATAAGTCCAATATGTCGCGAATGTCGCTATATAATATAGTGAGCGAATTAGGTAAATGGATTAGACATATTTCAAAAGGTGTGAGTATAATTAAGACATGGCAAAGGCCACGAACTACCCAAACAAAGGACAGAACATGACAAAAGAAAACACAGTAAAAAACACTAGCCCGCTAGTGGAATTGAACTCATCACTAGAGAATGAGTACATGGAAGTAATCTCAAAGGGTGAGGATGCAAACATCGCTAACCTCGAATTCATTAAGTCACTAGATGCTCAGATGCAATCAGGTTTAACTCAGGCAGTGGCTATCTCAACTCTTAAAAATACTGCCAAAGGAATCAAGGTAGGCATCGTCGTAAAGCATGGGCACATTCCATCAATCTCAACCGCATCATCAATCATCGCAAAGTATGAGAATGAACTGCCAGAAGTTACCGCGTCGGCTATTCTTACTCTTGCAGGACGTGTCCTAGCGGATGTGAAAGCATCAGGCGTGAAGGCTCATCTTGCAAAGTACGACACGCTCAAAGAATTATCCGATAACACTAAGACAAAAGCAGAATCACAGGCAGACGCAAAGGGTGACAAAGTTGAGCAAGACGTACAAGAATTAGCACAGGGAATCACACTTGAAAGCATCGTTGATGCAGTTGATGCCTACCTTAATCAGAATGACTTGAAAACACTCACTACTAGCGAACTAGAAAAACTTCACAAGGTAATTGCAAAACTCATCACAGTAGAAAAAAACACCAAAGCAGTTAAAGCCTAAACCTCAAAGGCTCTAGCCCCTAGCCCCTCGCGGGCTAGGGGTTTAGCCATGCCCAAAAGTTATCGCGACACGCCCGACCGCGTGGGGAGCGGCCGACACAAACCAACACAAACCTTTGATTCGCGCTCGGACGCAATTTATTTACGGTCGCCACAATTTAGATTCGGTGGGTTACTATATAATATAGCGACCTAGGTGATGCCCTTGACACCGACCCCATGATGTGTTATACTTATCTCATCAGGCCAAGTAGTAGCGCAAATTGCGCCTACTATATAATATAGTGAAAGGTAATGAAATGGATACAAATACCCAAACTTTGCTTCGCTTAATTGCCAAAGCAGAGGTCGTAAAGAATCGCGATGATGAAGCCCAACGCGTAGCCGATATTAAGGCTCGCAACATTAAGGCGATGCTTGAAGCAACTAATAAGGAGTCAATGTGAAACTTACAATTACCATTCCCAACCCTTACAAGGCATGGAAGAATAACCGCAAGGTTATACTTACTAAACGCCAAGCGCAGATGATTAGCACAGTATTGCACGATTATAGGCTCTCAAAGTCGGGCGATTATTTTGTATTTGGGAAGGACTATATCCAGCGCCTAGAGGATATAATGGATGCTCAGATATTTGATGGTCATGTGTATCGCTATCAAAAGTTAGTTAAGGTAGGCGATTTGACTCAATAATGTTTTGATGCTAGAATAGAGTATTGGCCGACAGCCTACCCTGATTTGGGCAGGAGATAGGCTGGGTTGCTCGCGATAGGCAGGTATGGTGGTGCAAGTCCACCAGCGAGCGCGTGATAACAAAGCGTTATCATGTCGGGTTAACCCGACAGTATGAAGGAGTAAATGATGTACCTACAGACAAGTGATGTGTTCGCATTAACTATTGCATTGTTCGCGGTTAATGTTGTACTCGTTTTAGCCTTTCGTCGTGTCTATATCCTTGAACGTCAAGTAATTAAACTTCGTCGTCAAGTCAAGGGGTCAAACTAATGTATCCAAGTGCAGATGAATTGGTGGCAGAATTGTCCGACACAAATCTTTGGGAATCGCGGCTTGATTACCAACTTGTCCAAGAGATTCTTGGGCATGATTTAAGCGAGGCAGAGTGGCGTGAGTTAGTGGAAAAACTTGACGATGCAGTGTTCGAGACAGTCATGGAGTTTCAACGATGATTCTTGCCAAATTGTCTGAGCGTGAGTTTCATGCCGTAATGGGTGCCTTGCGTACTCAAGAAGAAAATCACAAGCGTAATGACTTCAAGGCGTTAGTCTTGGAGATGCAAGAGATACGTTCACGCCTGAACGATATCTATATTGACAGCAAGTTATCCGTATAGTATGATTAAGGTATTCGTTGCAACGCGTAACGAATCTAGCGTCGGGTTAGCCCGACAGATTGGATAGGCAATGACTACAGTTGATGAAGAAGCAACAGTTGAGTGTGCGGTATGTTTAACTGACACCAACGTTGATGATGCAGTAACTACAGTTAATGATGAGCAAATATGCACAGATTGTTGCAGGGTATGCGAACGCTGCGACGATATACATTCTATAAATGATGACTTGTCCGAAGTCGATGGCATGTCAATATGGTGTAGGGACTGCGTTGATATCGCAGCATACTATTGTGATAATTGCGAAACCCACATCAGTGATGGCACTTCTCGCCTTCAAGATAGACGCGAGTATTGGTGCCATGATTGTTTAGATAGGGCATACTTCTGTGAAGGTTGCGATGGTTACTATGCAGACGGTTGCGATAATGGGTGCGATAGTGATGATGATGATGACCAGCCTCGCGTTGTGCATGATTACTCATACCGACCTGATGCTATCTTCCACAGTACCAACAAGGATGAACGACTGTACTTTGGTATCGAGATTGAGGTAGAGGCGCGTGGTAATCTCAACGACTCGGCCAACTATGCCTACCAACTAGAGAGCAAGGAACTTGCATATCTCAAGCATGATGGCTCACTTCAATGTGGGTTCGAGGTGGTGACTCATCCCATGAGCCATGACTTCTACAAGAATGAAGCACAAGACTTCTGGACAGTAATAGAAGGATTGCGTACCGACTACAAAGTTAAGTCTTGGGATACCAAAACATGTGGACTCCATATCCATATATCACGCACAGGATTTACTAATGGTTCACACATGCACCGATTCCTCAACCTTGTCTACTCTAATCAAGAGTTATATGAAGCCCTAGCAGGTCGCTCGTCCGACCAATGGGCTAAGTTTGATGATGTTTTAGTGGTATCAGATTACGTATGGAGTGATGAAGAGCAGAGATGGTCGCGCCCTACTGCAACGCATAAATCTTTCAAGCACAAGTTAGGCAGTGGTCGTGGAAGTGACCGCTACTCAGCAGTTAATACTCTCAACCGAGATACATTAGAGTTACGTATCTTTAGGGGTACCGTTAATGGCAATACAATCAAGGCACATCTTGACTTGGCGCACGCCAGCGTTGAGTACACCAGAGTTATGAGCGTGCCACAAGTACGTGATGGGGCGCTTAGCCCTAGCAACTTCGTTGCATATATCAAGGCTAATGAGGCCTTGTACCCAGAGTTAGTGGCACGCCTTGCCAAAGTATGGAAATCAACCCTAGTCACTATATAATATAGTAGAATGAGAGAATGAAATGTGTTTATTAGTCGTAGCATCACCCAACTCTACGCCTCGCAAGAAGGACTTAGAGTGTGCATCATGTAATAATCCGCATGGCTTTGGCTATGCAGTAATTACTCCGAACGGTATCATTACTGGTCGTGGTATGTCATCCAAAAAGATTATCAAGGAGTTCCTTGCAGTGCGCAAAGAGTTCCCTGCTAGTTATGCAATGTTCCATGCTAGATATGCTACGCATGGTGTTAAGAATGAGGAGAATTGCCATCCATTCAAGGTTAGCGAGCAGACTTACCTCGCACACAATGGCATCTTAGATGTTGAGATTCACACGACCGATAAGCGTAGCGATACGCGAGTCTTCGCAGAAGATGTGCTGCCTGCTATGGGTGGCGTGGCTGCACTAGATGATGCTAACGTGTGGAAGATACTTAGTAAGTGGTCGGCTGGCAGTAAGATAGTTATCTTCACGCTCGACCCGAAGGCTAGAGATGCGTGCTATATCATCAATGAATCCAGTGGTCATTGGGATAACGAAGGCATGTGGTGGAGTAATACTACCTACAAGGCATCGGCATGGTCACACTACGTTGCGTTGCCCTTTGAAGAGAAGTATGCGCAAGATGAGAAGAGATATAAGTACTCGGATGAAGATGCGACGTGCCCGTCGTGCCTAAGTGAGCAGTTCGAGGATGCGAATCCTTACTTCTGCGAAGTGTGCGCTCAATGCTTTGACTGCAACGGTACCTACCAAGATACCTGCCTATGCTGGACACCAGAGACAGATAAGTACGCAACCAACAAGAAAGGGTTAGTGAGTTACTATGACAAGAACTTCGACTTCGGATACTAAAATACAGGTAATGCCTGAACTCTACGGTCAACAGGTCGCTGGGTGGGTTACTTCAACACAAACCGAATCAGATGGCGTGATTCTATACGGGCCCTTCTGGACTTCCGATGAGGCTCTCATATGGGCTAAAAATCTAATCAATGCGGTGGTATATCCATACTACTCACCATCAGCGAACAGGGGATAAGCATGACTATTCAACAGAAGGAACAATTGCGTGAGATACTGATAGACTACTTGCAGATACTAACGAGCAACTCACTATATAATATAGCAAGCCAAGATAAGAAAACAGCGCAAGTTCGATTACTATTGAAAGAGGTGGCATAATGAGTGAGCCAGAGTTAGACGATGATATCGCACTAGGCAAGGATGAAGAAGAAGATGATGGATACCAAGAGCCAGATAGGATGTGGGGAGATGAGTAAATCATTTACTTTCAGCATATCGGTTGAAGATATGATTGCAGGCAGTGCTCCAATGACTGAAGAAGAAGCCATTGACTATATTGTCCTGCGTCTTGATTCTCAATCGGTAATTCGAGTTACCAATATAGTGAGGGATTACTAATGACATCGGCAATCATAGGCAAATGCACAGGGGATAGTAATCCCGATGCGTGGTATCCTGATGTTCCGCGTGGCAAGCCCACGTTAAAAACACTGATACCGCTAGGCAAGGAGACGGGCAGGGCTATTGCCTTATGCAACTCTTGCGATAAGCAAGAAGAGTGTCTTGACGAAGGGATGCAACCAAAAAACTTGGCTTACGGTATTTGGGGTGGTACCCTTGCTGGTGAGCGAGTCATTATGAGTGGGCAGAGATTTACTAAGTTATCCGATGAAGGTAGAGCCTTGATTAGTTATAGGGTTCTCAAACCTTGGATTGAGGAGTAAAATGAATAAGAGACTTATCTTTGTAATCATTGTTGGCTTGATTGTATTCATTGTCGGTCATCGGGCTAACCCGACAGTAGATAAAATCATACCAAGGGAATGGGTAGTAGCAGACAGTAAGGCATATGCTAGAGATGTAATGCTAGCGTGGGCTGACAATCAGTACGCATGCTTAGATAGGTTATGGACAAGGGAATCCAACTGGAGACCTAAAGCATATAATAAACAAAAGGTAATGGGTAAGCACGCAGGTGGGATTCCGCAACTACTGGGAATGTCAACACAAACTCCTGCACCGCGCCAGATTGATAGAGGATTTGCATATATTCTATCTCGATACGGCAGCCCATGCAAAGCATGGAAGTTCCATCAACGGAAGGGTTGGTACTAATGGCTAGTTATGAATACAAGTGCGATTCTGATTCAGATACTGTTACTATAGTTAGAGGCATGACGGATGATGAAATCATCCCATATTGCGATACATGCAACAAGCCAATGAGTCGCGTGTATAGTGCACCACCAGTTAAGTTCAACGGTACAGGCTTCTATTCTACAGGAGGATAAATGGTACAAAGTTATTCAGCAGAGGAACAAGCACTGCGAGATAAGTTAATTTTACAGATTGAAAAAAACATGACAGAACTTACAGATATATTAAGCGGTAAACATGAAGGATAGTAATTGGGACTTAGACCTTAGGGATGGCATGGTCGGTGAAAGTAAGATTGCAGATTTGCTACACCTTGATACGGTGGAAGTAAAAACTGATAGACGTTGGCATGAAACTGGCAACATATACATTGAGACAGAATGTTATTATGTAAACGAAGATGCTTGGAAGCCATCTGGCATCAGAGTTAGTCAGGCAAGTCATTGGGGATTCGTGCTAGAAGATTCAGTATTAATAGTTCCATTGCATAGACTCAGAGAAGCGGTATGGGAGACAGGCAAACCCATAACGTGCAATATCCCCCCGAATCCATCGAGAGGATATCTAATAAAACCAGCGGGATTGTTGGAACATATTAGGACTGCACGTGCGGTAGAGATTGCTGAACATGATGCATTTGAGGGTTACAACTAGATATGGGGGAACGACCAACTGAAAAAAATACTAGGCTTAACTATCGCAATGTTGTTTCCTTGGATATTAATCGCTTCCATGTTCCTGTGGTGGTACGCCATTTTCTACGGCACTTACTGGCTGGTCAATATCTTTATCTAAGAAAGGTCTAAAACCACCGATGCGATTGATTAACTTCTTAATGGCACGATTATGGCGCATACGCGCAGCATCTTCACTGCCTAGTTCCATCTGTTCTGCGATTGAACCGTAATCCAGGGACATAGCATATTTATAAAACAGCACTACCTTATCTTCTTTGCTGAGTTTATTATACGCTAAGTCAATCTCGACCATCATCGCCATCATGTTACCGCCCTCTGATGGTGCTGGTGGTCGTCCTGTTTTACCAAGGTTTAATACTGGCATCACAGTAAAATCATCACGCAAGATAGCAGGCAGTAACGCCTCTACCATATCTGGTTCATAATAAAATAAATCTGATGCTTCATAACCAACTGATTTGGCTTTCCATGTCTGACAGTAATCTAATGCTTGATTACGCAATGAACGATAGATTAAATTCTTAGCATCCTTATGACCAATTGCTTCCCATTCATCTAACTTATTAGGATGTTCGAGGAACCACTCATATAATGATTGTTTAATATCTTCTAGTTCAACCATATTATATCGTCGGTGGTATTCTGATGCGACGCTAACTACAATGTAATCCCACTGTTCGATACGTTCCCACGCCAACATCATCTTCCCCACATCTTACCTTCTACTATAAATGAACCATCACGTTGGATTGGAATTGGAACTGGCACCACTGTACGGCCATCTACATAGAGTATACCAAAACCCTGCTGCCATGTAAATAATCCACCCTTGATATACTTAGCATCCTTATACTTCATGAGGTTGCCGACTTCCATGCCCCATACGGTTTGAGGAGAAGACGAACCATATGATTGTGTATTATGGGCCAATCCCATACGATGTGTATGACCGCAGACGACAGACTTGCCTGTACGCATAGCCAAACCAAGGGCTGTAAGCCCTCCTGTGGACTTCATAGCGCCTTCATCACCGTGCATAAGCAACCAGTTAGGAGCCAGTTCGTATGGCTTGTCATGGTATGTTGCACCGATTGAATCAAGACGCAAGAACTCTGAAAGTTCCAACTCAGGGAGCCCGAGTAACCCAGGAGCACGCATCATAACTGTGTTATACAAACGGTCGGTGTGGTTCGACCGAATGATATGCTTGACCTTGAGAGACTCGAGCACCCGAGTCGTTTCATCTCTATCCCGTCCGATAGAGCGTTCATATTCTAGGGGCGTGCCCTTAGACCATTTAGATATAGTTTGCATATCCATTTCGTCGCCAACTGATACAACCTCTGTTGGCTTGTACGCTTTAATGAAAGCAGCAAGATTGGCTACCGCTCGCTTATCATGGTAAGGTATTTGTAAATCGGATACGCAGACTATGGTTTTCATTACTTTGCTCGTCTCTTGTTCTCTTTGGCAACGTTCTTTTTATGACTCATCGCTTGAAGGTTGCCGATTCCATCTCGTCCTGCACGACCACCGTTATCTTTGTGGTCAACATCGGTAGTGCGAGATAACTTCTTGCCAGTAGCCTTTTCATAATCGAGTCGGGCTTTATTGGTAGAGGTTGTCTCAGTCGTGCCATCTTTCTTTTTCTTTTTAATGACGTAGATTGGTCGTCCACCGTTTGCCTTGCTACCTTTATATGGTCCGAATATTTTCATTCGCTATCCCATTGTCCTCTCAGTACTAGCAATCCGATGATTGCATAGTTTGCCATGTCCTTAAATGAATCCTCAAGAGACTCATGTTTAGGGTCTTTGTCTGCATCTACTAGATTATTAATCCTTGCTAACTTGTCATGCATTCGTACACGTAATCCATTAAGAGGCCCACCTGGGCTATCCGTAATGTTCTTCGGGCCGTAATCCTCATGCTTTGATACGAGTAAATCAAACAACTCTGACGTTGTATCACCTAGGTCATTGACGAATTTATTATTTGCCATCTTTGTCCTCCTTTAGAAGTTCTTTTAATTCTTTTTCAAAATCAAGCATATGCTCATTTACAATCATGTCTTCGACTAACTCACGCATATCACCAACGTTAACTTCTGCTGCATAAAGTGTTGCATAAGTTGACTCAGTAATGTTTTTGATTTGCTCTGGGTTATCGGCATACCCATAAATGCAGCGGAGTAATGAGCCAATCATTAAGGCATAGCCACTAGGTAGAATAAACTTAGGGTCAAAAGGTTCCTCTCCACCATCTTCTAGCAGGTGGTCAGTTGCTTCAAAAATATTATCAAAATGCTCACCGCATACACGACACGGTTGGATTTTATTCTTCTTCGTCAATGTTCAACCCCATTCTATTCTTGATATAATCCCCACCCTGTTTTACAAATATTGAGTTCACATCTTCTCCCTCTGGCATCGACACGACTGTAACTGGCAACTCTCGCGCAAGGCTATTAGCAAACTCTTTTCCTGGTTGGTCGCCGTCTGCAAAGACGAAGACTCGCTCAAAGTCTGCAAGTAATCTGGTGTAGTGCTTCTTCCAACTGTTCGCACCTGGAACTCCAACGCAAGGAATCCCAATGCAACCACTAAGAGTGATAGTATCCAGTTCACCTTCGCATACTCCAATCCAGTCGCCCGCTTTTTCAATATCAGTTACGTTGTACATCTTTGTTTCTTGTCCAGTCATTCCCATGTACTTCGGTTCCACCGCTGGATTAAGAGAGCGAAAGCGTAAATCAACAATGCCAGTTTTAGTAATGTACGGAATCGAAAGACGGCCAACAAACGCTTCATGTCCAGTCTCAGGCTCCTCTACTACGCCTAATCGCGCCAGACGTGCTACTTCCCTTGTGATTCCCCGACTTGCTAGGTAATCTTCGGCCAGAGAGATGCTTCCCGCGTACCTGCTCGTCGCTCTCCCCAGTAATTCCTTCTGCAATTGACTTTGCTTCACGAATCTCACACCTTTCTTGCTTTGCAATTATTTGAATGCTATTGCCTTGCATACCACACGCAAAGCAATTAAAAATATTATCTTGAGTATTGAAACTTGCACTAGCGTGCGAGTCATTATGGAACGGACACTTAATATTAACTTGTCTACCTATACGATTTATCGTCGCGCCGTAATGGCGCAGCACTGCTACTATGTCTGGCAAATCATCCACTAAATACATCGCCCAACCTTAATACTAAATAGGAATCTGCTATGGACTTTCCTCTAGCCTTGATAAGTACAGCAGCGAGGACTGAGTTACGGTCGAGCCCCCTTGCTTCTGAATAATTTGCTGCTTCAACTTGAGCCTCTTTTGCCCAACCGCTGAGTGAAATAGCGTTGCCTGCGCCTGGGGCTTTGCATTCAATGATGCCAATGTTTGCTCCCAAGAAGTCCGCTCTAACGACAACATCGCCTTCATCCTTTGCACCTGTTCTAGCAAGTCGTTCAGCATCATATCCAAGTCCTCGAAAGAATTCCCTAGTGTCGGTTTCAAATGTTGCTCCTCTTGCCTTGTGCGATTTTCTAGTTGTCATTTATACTTCCCGCGTACTATTGCCACCGCTTGTGTATATACCATTGTAATATCACACATGTTCCCATGTGGCATATGACGTTCAATATCTTTGGCTATCTCTTCACGCAGTTCCAAAAGGTGTATTGCTAATGTCTTTTCCATTATACATTCTCAGGAATGTCATCGATGTACATATATTCTGGATTAAATGCTAGCCAAGTCATAAGACTCCCATTCGCGTCTGCTCTGCCATAGCGATTCTTGACTGACGCAACGCCCATTGATGTGCCAACCGTGCCAAGTGTACATATGAGAGCAGGAAGTTGCGAGACTTTCCCTTGGATTGCGCTTCGAGGCTGACAAGGATTACCAGGAACTGCCTCCGAAGTGTGATGTAGTACGACAATCGCTGCATTAGTTGCCCTAGCAAGATACTTTAACTCCTTCATGATTGCTCGCATAGATGCGAACTCTTCGCCACCATCGGTGGCAACATCCATGAGGTTGTCCAAGACAATGAGAGATGGGCTACAGCCCCACAACTCCTCAAACGCTTGAACTTCCTCATCGATATCTTCTAAGGTTGGTGATGATTCGAACGACCAGACTATATGGTTTCCTTTTTGGAGGACTGCTTTCGTCCATCCAACATCAGTATTAAGTTTCTGCTCAACATCAGATTGACTCTTCCCCGAAATCATGGATGCTAAACGCATAGCCATTGTGTGTGCATTAGTATCCGCAGATATATAAAGCGTTGGCACATTGGTCTTGAGAGCAAGCGCCAGAGCGAGAGTAGATTTTCCCGCTCCTGGAGCACCTGCAAACATAGAAACTTCTGAACGTCGTATGATAATCTTGTTCTGTTCGAATGCTTTAAACGAACTAGGTAGGGGTTCTCCGCCAATAGAGGCTCTACCAACTGAACGCACTAGAGTTCTCATTTAGCACCCCTTCTTAGTTCTTTAAAATGGAAATTCTTCTGGTATTAGTTGACTGGCTTGCATTGGTCCGCGCCCTGAGGCATTGGACATACCCACATCGAGTATGGGTTTCCCGTCTTGCTTGATATTCCCGACTTGTGCTTGCGTGCCCCGTGTACGCATACTGGCCCCGACTGCGAGGTTGGTTGGGTCATTGGTGCTGCCGTAGCGAACGGAGCCTGACCCTGCGTAGGAGCGGAGTAAGTGGATTGCGTTATGTTTTCTGTGGAACTCGATATTGATAAAGGGGCTACCGTGCTTACCCCCGAAAGCAAACGCTGTGTTGCAGCAATCTGTGTAGCATAGTCGCCAACACCTTCGAGCAATACACTAAGTTCATCCGCTGTTTGCGCACGAACGTTAATCATGTCACCAGTCGAAGTTTTATACGATACTTGTAACTTCCAGTCTTCGGCCATTTATTTATCCTTCTTCGTAGAGAACTGACAATACTGTGTGAGTCCACACATGTACTGGCAATTGTTTGTGTTGGGCAAGAATACACCCGATTGTCTTGCTTTGTCAAATGTTTCTATAAGGTACTGCATCTTGTCGTAAGTGTACTCTGATAGGTCTACCATCTCTGAGATATTGTTACCTCGAGACATGTAGTAAGTTCCCCACTTTACCTCAACGCCGAACGTTTGTTCAAGTCCAAGTTTGTAGAATCCCAACTGTAGACTGCTGGTTGGTGTGTTCTGAGATGTTTTTAAATCGACAATGACAAGTTCCCCATTGACTTCAAAGACACGGTCGATAATCATCTTAACTGGTACGCCACTGACAACTGGTGTTAGGGCTAGTTCAATTCCTGGATTGCCATCTGGTGCTACCCAAATCTTCCAGTTGTTATTATGTTCACGCCATGCAATATAGGCTTGAACCCACTCTGGGCCCTTGGCTTGCCAAAAGTTCTGGTCTTCTTTGTTAGGATTAGCCTTAGTTGCCCGACCGCCCACACGTGCTGTGGATAAGTCGATATCACCCTTGGAGTCATCCCATGCTTCTTGCCATAGTTGTACTGCTGGGTCTTGCATCATAGTGTCCCCTTGTCGTAGTTTTCACACGCTAGGTGGAACGCAGTTCCTCCGACAGACCATACTGACGGTTCTTCCTGCTTGTTGAGTAGTCTACCTAGATAGTACTGGTAGCCACATGTTAGGTAAGTTGTGAACGCAGAGTAAGATATATGCTCTGGTAGTGTATATTCTTCTAGTTGAATTGACATAACTCAATTATAGTCATACAGTTAGTTGATTGTCAATTGTTTAATAATATTTGACATACCAAGATTTGGTGTGTATACTTAGTTATGTAAGTAATTATATAACGGCCTTCGGCCTTATGTAATAATATATATTATACATATCTAAGGAGTACTATGTCAAATTTTTTCGAAGTGGCGTTAAGTTCATTTGTTGGCATTACGGTATTTTACCTACTAGAAGCAATCTACTATGATATCACGGCTCGTATTCTTGGTAAACAGTACGAAAGGTTCTTCGAAGAACTCGAGGAAGAGTTTGAAGATTAACGATTAAATGACAAAAGACCCCCTCGCCCTAGTATTTCTACTAAGGTAAGGGGGTTTCTTGTCTTAAAAGGGCCTTCTAGGGCTTCTAAGGGATATTATTTAGTACTTCCCTTGCCAAAGTCTGGAGCCTTAGGGTCTAATGCTTTCCAGATTGGGGCTATGAAAGATGTTACAAAAGCATAGGCTAGGACTTTAGGGTCCGAGACACCAGACATGTACATGGCTAGTACTGTAGGAACGGCTGCGCGTGCGTAAGTTGTGACTACTGCTAAGACTTTATCTTTATTCATTTTGTCTCCTTCTTGGGTAGAGGCTTAACTGCTGCCTTAACCTTGTTGATAGTTGTTGGGGAACCCAACCAAGGGAACCAAGGAGAAGTGTCATCTCCGCAAGTTTCCTTGATTGAGATATGGCAGTGATGGTTGTGCTGGTTTGGGCCATCGTATGGATGGTCTCCCTTTTCAGGTGTCCATATCTTGCCCATAAAAATTAAATACTTGACGCGCTTATCAGACTTGAGATGCTCATATACTTCATGCCCATTGATACCAAAATCTGGGTCATGAGTTACATCTACCGCAAAACCTGTGTTGTGGTCTGAGGAAGGATTCTGTTTCTGATGCGCGAGAGAAGGCAATAGGCCATCCGAGGCTTTCTTGCGCTTGGGCCGTAGTGCTGTGGCTTGTCGTAGTACAGCAATCGCCGCTGGTGTGGCTTTCTTGGCAACAGTTATCATTCAATCTTTCCCCCTTTGGAGCATCATTTGATATAGGATTTCTACTTTTTCTTCTAGTCTAATCACTGAGTCTTTGAGACTTGAACCACCATTGGGCTTGAGTTCAAATAAGAAATGTTTAACCAGCCACTTTACGCCTCCAGCAAATGCTGTAATTATGGCGATGATTGCTACTGATATTGTGGTATAGTCAACTGCATTCATTTTATACGGTCCTAACCGTTATCTCTAGTACGCCACCAAAGCCATTGAAGCGCTTGTCTGGTGGAGTCATTCTTGTGAATGTAACTTGCTCGATAATTGCTTGTCTAAGTTCGCCTGTTGCTAAATCTTGCCAAGCGACGACATCTCCATTTTGCTCAATCTCTTCAAGCATTTGGATTCTATCCCATGCCCGTCCCTCATATCCAAGAACGATGTTAAATCTATCTGTTTCAATATCAAAACAATAAACAGGAAAACGTACAATGCGTTGACGCGGAGTTGCAATAGTTGCTTTCGCCTGATAACCTTTGAAAATTGGCCCTGAACTTGTAGTAGTTGCATCTCTGGCAAGAGTAAATTTATATGCTACATATTCTTGAGCAGTATTAGGGTTAGAGGTTGTTACTTCAACCGATGGTACTACTGAATTATATGTAATATGTTCATAGGTGGTTCCACTTTTATCGACTGTTTCTAATGCCATAGAGCCATATGTAAAGTCTCCGCGTCCAAGAAGACGTTTGAAATTCTTAGGTTCTAATGTGCCATAACGTATATTGCCAGTAGTTAGGTAGCCAGTGGCTGCAAGCGTGGAAGATTCTTCAACGTAGACAGCACCATTGCCTGAATTATAAGCAGTGGCAAACATCATTTGGTCGGTAACTGTTGGGTCTGTATTACCAGCAAAACAACAAGTAGTAGTTACATGTCCAGTTATGCCAGAATAATAGATATCATTTGCCCAAGCAAAACGAAGTGTTTCTAATTCGTTACTCAAGTCAATGCGGATAAGACCAGGCTCTCCATCAACAGATGTGGCGCACCATATATAATGGTCACGTGCTGCAAAGTCATAGCAAGGTTGAGTCGTCTGTACAATTAATGGACCGTAGTTAATTGAACCATCTTGGTCTGATATCGAAGCAGCGCGTACGCCCTTATTGGTGCCAATCATCATGTAACCAAGGTAATAAGAAATCTTGTGAATAATTTCGCCAACTGGCATCTCTGCTGCAGTAATTGCTGACGTAAGCGTTGGCATTGCACCTGATGTATTAAGAGTAAACTTTTGAATAGTTGATTGGCTACCATTATAGCCAGCGATATAGATAGCAGGACCAGATGCTGTTATACTTGTATATACATAAGAAGTATTAGGGTGTGTATATACTGGAGTACCAACTGCAGTTGATGAAGCAGAATACTCATAAACAGAATTATTTATACAAGCAATAATACGTTCTTTAACGTACTCCATAACAGCAGTACTTGCAACATCAGATGCATGTGTCCACATTTGTGTATCAGCAGTAAGATAGTCACCAGTAAGTGCTTTTTTGTACATAGTCATTCTACCAGTAGCAGTTTTATTTGTAATCCAGAATGCAGTAGTTCCATCATCACAAATAGCATAAACTGGAAAGTCAACTACAGCATTGTAATCAATAAAATGCACTGGATTGCTTGGGTCGGTTACTTTAATTTTATCTACATCATACCCATCATGCAACAATGCACCAGTAAATGTGCTCCATTTAATTGAACGCATATGCTGTTGTGATGTTCCATTAGATGCTATTCCTCCAGTTGTTACATGCCCAGAGGTTACATCTTTTAATAAGGTAACTTGTCCCTTGGTCCATACATTAACACCTTTGCTTTCGCGAAAGCGATAGTGGCCATTTTCATCAGTAGTTGCTGGGTCGTAAAATGAAATTCCAGAACCAGAATGAAACGATGCTTGAGAGCGAATCCACCAACCAGATAGAGATTGCTCTCCTGGTTCGGCGGCATTATCAAATTGGTCTTTCTTAAAAGGTGCAGTCTGACGGATATAAGGACGAGCATCGTTGATTGCAAAGATGAAAGGCATGCCTCCGACTGCTACATCATATGCAATATTGTTATTTTGCCACAATGAAGTGGAAGAAATTATGCCTACATCGACAGCAATCGAGCGACCATAGCCAGAACTATCTCCACGACCTTCGGTTATATCTCTAGCCACGTATGCTCCTTAGTATATTTGTTCTTCTGTTTCATCTATTGCATCATCTATATCCCGCGCAAGCGGGAAGATGTCAGTTAGTATTGTATCCATAATAATAGTTGACCAGTTTTAACACATGGTCAGGTGTAATTGTTATTCTGTTACTTCTACGTAGTCTGTTTGACCACAAGCATTGCATTTTGGATGAAACAATGGGTCAGTTTCAGTGCGATATTCTGTATAGTTATGCCCGCACAACGGGCATTTGTAATTATACTGCGGCATTTTCTACCTCCACTTTAATAAATTGTTTACCATCCCAAGTATCTCCTAAACTTGCTTCTGGTAAAAGTTCAACACAGTTTGCTCCAATTATTTGTTGTGCTACTTCTAGTGAATCAGCAACAATAATTTCTGTAACTATATTTCGTGCATCAAGAATTGCAAAATTAGCCATTAGTTATCTCCTAGTAATAAATTAATACGCATCCGTTACCACCCGCTCCGCTAGTACTTGACACTGTTCCAGAACAACCACCGCCGCCGCCACCAGAACCACCTGTACCACCAAGAAGTGAACTGCCAGCACCGCCTGCTGCCAAAAGACCAGCACCGCCACCGCCATAGTTCCCAGACGCTACGCCCCCAGCAAACGATGTTGTTAATCCAGCGTTACGAGATGAAACACCGCCATCACCGCCATTACCACCACCACCGCCAGATAATCCAGCACCGCCAACACTACCAAGTGAGCCACCCATCATTCCAGCGCCTTCGCCACCTCTGCCGCCACCGTTCCAGTTAATGTAAGCAAGATTATTTAAATTGCCAAAAAAACCAGTGCCTGATGTTGGTGGCGAAGCAAAGTTTATTCCATCTAAAAATGGAGAACCTTTAGGTCCTGAATGAAATGTGTTTATAGTTTCGTGATTAGAGTTAGTGCAGCCACCGTATCCTGCTCCATCTCCACGAGGAATTAAAGTTTTTTGGGAAAACAATCCACCAAAACTTGCACCGCCGCCGCCATAAGCAATAAAATTTCCAAAAGTAGTATTACCGCCAACATTACCGCTGCCAGTATTGCTAGATTGTGCAGCACCACCAGCACCAATAGTTGCAGTAAGTCCAGCAGAAGGAACATCTACCCAGCCGATGCAAGCACCACCACCAGCACCAGCGGGAGAACTAGTACCCCATCCAGCACCACTACCACCACCACCCATCATAACTACCCATACTTGAGCAGGTAATGAACCAGCAGAAAATGCGGTTGTAGTTGTTACTGTACTTTGTAAAGTTAATCCAGCAGGAATATTAAATGGTGTAAAATTGGTTGCTGGAAAACGTGTTGTTGTCATACCGCTACTTGCTACAGGAAATACTGTACTTGCCATTATGCTATCTCCACTCCGCTAGCGTGTAACGTTACTAAAGGTAACGATGCTGCTCCGCTAATAGTTTTAGTTGTGTCTAATACTTGTTTAAGGTCAAAAAATGCTGATGCATTAGCAGCCAAGGCTGTATCTTTAGCAAGCGATACTCCACCTAATGCTACAGAAAATGTAACAGCGGTAGTATTTAAGTTAGTAACAACTATGTTAGTTGCAACAGTAGTTGTTACAGAAGGTACTGTATAGAATACAGGAACTTTAACCCAGGCTCCTTGTGTAACTGATGCAGTTGCTAGTGTTGTTGTTGCTGACACATAAGAAAAAGTAGTAGTAGAAGGCACGCCGATTACAAGAGCCATAACTGTATCAACTGATGAAAGACCAATTGTTACGGCAACCATATCGTGAATTGCAAGACCGTGAGCAGCACCAGTTGTAATAGTTGTAATACCGTTTTGAATTACACGGTTAGTTACAGTACCACCACCAGTTGCGCCAGTATTAGAAATAGCAATACCAACTGGTGATACAGCAGCAGATGAAAGAGTTGCTGTTGTTGAAACAAAAGTAAACGTTGTTGTTGTTGGCACTGTATAGATTACATAGGTTCCATCAATAGATGCGTGAGCGCCAGTGATAGTTACTATGTTTCCTACAGCGTATCCGTGTACAGCATTTGTTGTGATAGTTGCAAGGTTTGTTGTAATTGCAACGTTTGAAACGTATGCTCTAACTGGGCTTGCACCTAGAAGCATTGACCCTCTAAAGAGAGCCTTAGTTGTTGTAGCCATTAGTTACTACCTTCCGTTATTAGTAAGCACCCATAATTTGCATTAAGGCGATATCTTGTTCGTATGAGTTGGCGTCCAACTGCGTAAATGCAGCAGAACGTAGTTTTACAAATCCAACTAAAGTTGTATTAGTTGAACCAGAAGCAATAGATGTTGAACCAAGGGTTGGTGCTGTGTATCCAGCAGTAGCGGCTATCCATTGTACGCCAGTGCCTGTACTTGAAAGCAAGTACCCATTTGTACCAGAAGTTGCTGCTGCAGTTAATGTTCCAGTTAATGTTAAGTTAGAAATTGCAGGTGCAGTTCCAAATACTAACGCGCCTGAACCAGTCTCATCAGAGATAACACCTGCTAGTTCTGCAGAAGTTGTAGCAGCAAGTGCTGATAATTTATCTGTAGTAACTACTAAAGTCTTAGATGTTGGTATAGTTGTACCATTAACAGATGTTGCCGTAGCCACGCCAAGAACAGGAGTAACAAGAGTTGGACTAGTATCTACTACAAATTTAGTTCCAGTACCAGTTTGAGAGGCAATAGAAGTTGCTGAACCTACAGATGTAATAGGACCAGTTAAGTTGCTAGGGGCAACAGTTACTCCATCTACATAACCTTTAGTAGCGGCATCTGTAGATACTGTTGGTGTTCCCATACCAGTAATTTTATTAGTTCCCATAGCGATGGCGCCAGTCATAGTGCCACCTGCAAGAGGCAACTTGGCTGCAATAGAGTTGGTCACTGTTGTAGAAAATGCTGCGTCATTGCCAAGGGCTGTTGCTAACTCATTAAGAGTATCAAGAGTTGAGGGAGCAGAGGCTACAAGGTTAGATACGGCGGTTCCTACAAATGCTGTGGTTGCTACCTGAGTAGTACTTGTACCAGCAGTAGCAGTAGGGGCAGTTGGTGTTCCAGTCAATGTTGGACTAGCCAAAGGTGCATATGTACTTGATGCCGTAGCAGTTGCTAACTTAGAATCAATTTGAGTTTGAATTGCAGAAGTAACGCCGTCTAGATATCCAAGTTCGGTTGTAGATACTGTTGCAGAAGGAGCAATCTTTGTCCAAGCAATGTTTGCAGCAGTATTGATATCTGCATCTACAATTGTATCGTTGGCAATATCAGTTGATGTGATAGCGCCAGTAAGGGCTAACTTGCTTTTAGCAATAGCGGCTGCTGAGTTAATATCAGCATCCACAATTGTATCATTAGCAATCATAGTTCCAGTAACAGTGCCAGTATCGCTAGTCTTAACCAGAGTAGCACTTGTTGGGATTGTAGTTCCATTGATGCTTGTTGCTGTTGCTACACCAAGAACTGGTGTTACCAAAGTTGGGCTACTAGCAAATACCACTGCGCCAGTTCCAGTCTCATCTGTCAGCGCGGCAGCAAGATTAGCACTTGACGGAGTTCCAAGGAATGTTGCCACTCCAGTTCCAAGTGAAGTAATACCAGTACCACCATTGGCTACTGGCAATGTGCCAGTTACACCGCTTGTTAGCGGAAGTCCAGTTGCATTTGTTAGCACTGCAGCAGTTGGCGTACCTAGTGCTGGAGTTGTCAAAGTTGGGCTAGTTAAAGTCTTGTTAGTTAAAGTCTGATAGTTAGTTGTACCAACTACAGCACCAGTTGCACCGTGTCCAGTAGTTGCCTCAATATGTGTATTGGCTTCACGATAGTCGCGACCAATAGCCATATGGCGAATAATTGCACCAGCAGAGTGGGCTTGTCCGCTTGAACCATCAATGCCTCTAGTAATTGTTAATATATTAGTAGAGACAGCGGTAATATCTACAATTTCTTCAAGGGCTGTATCTGGGTCAATTACTGCTGTAAAGGTTTCACCAGCGCTAACTGTTATACCACCAAGCAGCGCTGCGCCAGAAGTTACAGTTACAGTAGCACCTGATGATGTTAATGCGCTAGACAGCGTTGTTTGCTGGGAACGCGAGGAGTATTTTCTAGTTGTCATTTGTTCTACCTATCGACGGGAGTAGTGAACTTTTGTTGGGAAATTTTGTTGCTGTTGTCTTGTTTCTTCTTGAAGGCGTTGCTGATATAGAGCATATATTTGTTTAACTGCTGTTCCAGATGAACCATACGGGCGCTTAGAGTCTGTCTCATCCGCCTGAGGACTGACCATTGAAGCACGTGCTGGGTCTAGGACTGACAACAAGCGATAAGATGCACCTAGAATTACTAAATCTTTTGTAGAGTCTGGCATACCAGTCTGTGTTACGTAGTCGTCGCTATTCGTATCAAAGGGTGTTGCATTACCTGCATACATCACTTTAACTGTTCGACCTGCAACAATTGAATCGCTCAATGTAATCGTTTGAGCGTTAGCACCAAATGCAGTGCTGTCTGCAATTGGGTCAAAGTCCCAATGTCTTACTGGCACCCATTCTTTAGATGGGCCAATTGATTGCCAATGAATTGATAGAATATTTTTAATACCTAAGTTATTAAATGCGTAGGTATTTATTGCTGGGTTGAATACAAATGTAGTTGTTTTTACAGAATATATAACTGATGATAAAGCCTTGATTGTATCATTAATAGCACGTTTAATTGAGAAGCGTGGGAACGTAGGGCTAATTGAAACCTTTACATCTGCTGAATGTGTTGCTGCAGTTGTACCATGATAGCCACGTCCATAAGGTGCAACAGTTGCTGTATTTGCAATACGGTCATATGTATCTATCCATAATAACTCTTCATCAATTTCAATGATACCTTTACCAATTGAATCGGTTGCTCCCAGACTAATAATCAACGGGGTGGCAGATGAAGATGTTGTTGTAGTAATTGGTGATGCTAGATATGTTGAACGGTCTTGCTGTAGTGTGTAACCAGATAGGTTAATAAGTGTCTCATTAACCATATCATCGAATGTAGTTGTCATTACATATCCACCGTTCTAAGAGCGGCCGCTGCGCCTTTTCCAGTAGTACCAGCGATTGCGTTGCATGCACCTTGAAGGTCTTGCCATTTAGTGATAGGAAGACCAGCATAGATATTACAGGCTCCAGTGGCTGCTAAGCCAGTAGTGCCTGCTAATTTATTTGCAGCACCTTCATCATCTAACCACTGTGTCTTAGGTGGTAATATGCCACCAAAGGCAAGGCGATTTAACTCTTCAATGAGAGTGCTACCTTCTCTTCCTAATGCCATTGTCTAACCCTTCTTTTTCATATAACCTGGAGTAATAAGTTTACTTGTTGGTTCTTTAGGTTGCTCTTGAGCACCCATAAAAGCATTATAATAATTGATATCAAATGAGAATCGTTTCATATGAGGAACAACTGCTCCTGTATGAGCAAACACTGGGATATCAGCCTTACCACATAGAGCAAAGAAGTAAATATCTTCACCCATAAAATTCTTTCCATGTCCAATATCAGAAAATAGTGGAGCCTCTGGAACTACTGCTCTAATCCTATCAACTACACTTCGATGCATTAAGACATATCCCATGCCTGCAGCACCTACTTGCATTAACTTATTCTTAGGTAGGGGATGAATTCTTTGAATCCCTACCGTCTCTCCACCATCAACAAAAGAGAATAATGTTGGCATTGGTATCATTAACGTTTCTTCTGGCGTATCAGTAGTGAAGTAAATCCCAGTCATAATAGGGCGCTTTTCAACATCCTTATTATCCCAGAGCAACTTAAAAGTATCTACACTGATAACTACATCTGAGTCTACCCAGAGAAGCCAGTCTGATTTATTACCATCATACCAGTGATTGATTACCTTATCACGCTGTCTTGCAATTTGGTTGCCTTGGCTGCGTAGCGTTGTTGTAACTTCAACTCCTGAATGGAGCATAACGTCTGTAACACCTTGCATAAACTTGCCATCAACCATACCATTATCGCACCAGGCGATTGCTAATTTGTCAGTCATTGTCCCCACCTTTGTTATTTTTTCTTATTACGAGCAGATATTGCTGCTGCTTTTTTCTTAGCATCAGCCTTTGAACTTGCACCCCAAGCATTAAGCGATAGGAGTAATCTAGTTGGTTCACCATTAGGCTTATGCTCTGGCCCTGGAGCATTTCCCATACGTGCTAGGAAAGATGCTCTACGGGGATTATCCCCAGACTTAACTGGAGGCTTGAGAGTGCCACCTTTATAAGATGCTCTACCCTTTGCATTGAGGCCACCCTTAGGGTTCTTGCCTTCTTTGCGCGTCCACGCCTCAGTCATTTGCTTTACTTTGCTCTTGTGTCTGGCTGTGTTGCTAGAACTATTTTTGCGTTACCGCGAACTAGTGGTGGCTTGATTGCTGTCTTAGCAGGAGAAACTTTCTTACCTGCTGGTTTAACCGCTTTTTTAATCTTTTTCATTTTTTCTTCGCTTTCTTTGCTTGCGATAATGCAATAGCAATTGCTTGCTTGGGATTCTTGACTACCTTTCCACCCTTTCCAGAGTGGAGAGTGCCAGACTTAAATTCATGCATGACCTTTTGAACTTTGGTCTTTTTCATTTCTTAATTTGTTTCCCACTTGTATTATAGCGACGACCTTGAAGTACTGCTCCAAGAGTTTGACCAACCTCTTTGCGTGCTAGTGCCTCAAGTGCATTAGCCTTAGCGTCAGTTCCAGGTCCAGAAGTATTGCTCATGTTGTCTTTTTTACGATACGCTTGGTATGCATCGTTAATTTCATTTGCAACATTTTCAAAGTAATTAGGCTTTTTTGCCATGTTACTTACTCTTCTTCTTCGCTGCTGCCTTCTTAACAACGTTTTTAATGCCAGCCTTCTTTTCCATCATTTGCATCTTTGAGCCTTCGCCCTTTTCGTGCTTCTTCATTGCACCCTTAGATGCGTACATTTCCATTTTAGCCATTAGATTGCTCCTATTTCTTTGAGTACTTCTTTTGATGTATTGGTAATTTCTCTTGCTTTAGGCATAGTCTCTGCGTTATAGGCTTGACCTAATGTTTCAGATGCCGTATAGGCTGACTCAATATCAGCCATTCTTGTACCACCTGGTTGCATGCCTTGAGAGCGTGCGTCCCGATATGCTTGCAGTTCTGCATTCCATTTCTTATCTGGAATATCTCGCGTTGCATCTCCCGAGTTTAACTCAAGAGTCATTACCTTGCACCCAAAGCAACCTTCTACAGGTTCTGGATGCTTCTGTATCTGATGTAGTCCCATTGTCCCTTATTCTACTGTAAAGTTAGTTTCAGTAACATCAACGCCACCAGCAATAAGTGCCGCTTTTGTATCCTCACTAATACCAGTAGAGATATAACCGCCACGATAGACTTCATCATAGGCACTTAAATCTGCATCAACTGAGTATCGTATCTGAGAATATACTCCACCAGATTTAACAATGGTTATTCCCTTGCGCAGTTTTGCAAAGTAGAACAAGCGGTGTTTGCCTGATGGGCCTTCTAGCACATATGGTGTGCTGAACTTATAAGTTGCCATTGTTCTCCTTAATGAACTTACCAAGAGGCAGGGTTTCCCCTGCCACTCAGTCAATCAATTACGAAGCGATTGATGAACCTGATTCGATTCGGTATAGTGCCTCTTCGCGGTAGCGAGCAAAGCCAAGTACGCCGTACCAACCCATTGGGCGGTGACGCATCAACTTGTCAACGACTGGTCCGATGACTACATGTGGCTCTTCTGCAACTGCCTGTGCCAATGCTTGCTGTCCAGCAATGATTGTACGGTAGTTACGTGCAGAAGATGCACCGTCAGTTGAATTGTACAGACGTGGAGACTCTACGAAGTATGCACCTTCGTATGTTCCAATTTCGCCTGCCCAGATGCGGTCCTGTGCAGAACCGTACTGGTTTGGTAGCAACCAACCTGATGAACCTGTCTCAGCACGAAGGTCGTGTGAAACTTCTGGGTGGATACCAGCCCAGTATAGTGAGCCCTTGCGAGCGATAGACTTACCAGCACGTAACTTAGCAACGGCCTTACGGACGTTAGCAGAAGATAGTGTTGCAGCAGCAGTAATTGTTGCTGTTGATGTTGCAGTTGCACCTGCGTAGATTACGTTTGTTCCTTGACGCAATGCTGTCATTGCTACAGAGTCAATAGAGTCTGCAAGGTTGAACGCGATAATGTTAGCAATCGCTGGGTCTACATCAGCAAGGCTGAATAGTTCCAAAGCGCGTGTTACAAGAACAGAGTTACCGTACTCATTAAGAGTGATAGTAACTGTTGTTGGTGTAGACATTGCTACTGCATCAGGGTCAACAGTCTCTGTCAATGCTGATGTTGCTGGTGAAAGGTCAACGTAGCGTTGTAGAACAACTGTTGAACCTGGGATAGACTGATTAGTAGGAGTCTTATCTGCGACAGAACGAATTAGGGGTTCTGAACGGAGGGCGAACTCTAGAAGACGGTCATACGCCTTCTGTACTAAACCAGCGCTACCGAGTGTACCGCCGAGAGAAGCGGAATCTGTTGATACGTAGGCATTAGCCATTTATGTCACCTCCAAGTGACTAGGAAACTATGATTAGTTTGAGCGGAGGAGTGCGATAATCTCTTCTGCAGATTCTGCATTATTGAGTCGCATCTCTAAGTTCTCTGCTCGGTCAGGTGTTGTTGCACCTTGAGTGAAATTGTCCTGGTTGCGTAATGCAGCACGGTCAATATCACTTAATCTTGGTGCATCCCCAGTTGGCGATAATCCAAATAAATCTCCGTTATCTTCGAGCCAGTTATTAACTGACTCTTCTGAAACATCATCGATATCTTTTAGGATTAAGCGAACTGCTTTAGGATTTACACCCTTCTTTTCTAGGACGTCTTTGACGGTTTGCTCACGTTGCTGTTTTGAGAATCCCTCAAGTTGCTCTGTAAGTTCCTTGATACGCTTTTCATCTGAACGCTTGGCTTTCCGCAACTTTTTAAGTAAGTCGTTTCCATCCATTTGTACATCATCGATTGTATCTTCGTCTTCGTCATCATCCCAGTAGTTGTTGCTCATAGCAACCACCCTTCTATTCGTTGTTAGTTCGCAGGCCACAGTTCAGTTCGGGGAAACTTGCTGGCTCCTACTATCGGTCTAATACGCTGCATGGGGCCGATAGGTCCATGTCAGGAATTTAGAATTGTCCGCCGCTAGATTGCTTACTTAGATATCCAGTGGAGAACGCACCCTTAGAGACTCCAGAAGAGCCGCTAAATTGTGCTATTTCAGCAGCAGATAACTGCTGACGCTTGCGCTGCGCAGAAGCAAGCGAGTTAAATGTTTCTTGCTCAGCCTCTGATTGACCATATGTACCAACGGTGTTGCCGTATATACCAGATAGTGTCTGAGCAGTAGGCAAGATATCAGCGATAGTTGAGTATCCCTTTTGCGCTTCTGCTTGCGTAACGCCCTGTGCTGCGAGTTGGTCTGCTACAGATAAACCAACGGTAAGACCTTGACGACCTCCTGCTACACCAATCTCTGATGCTGCTATTTGGCGTTGAATCATCTGGAATGATTGCTCTGGGTCAAGTACATAGCCGACCATGTCTGCTGCACTGATTCCATAGTAATCTTTAAGTTGCTGTTGAATGGCAGGGTCAGCATTTTGTACTCGCTGAACTGCTGTAACAACACGATTAGATAACTCTGTTGGTGATATATCATTAGCAATAAATTGTTTGACATAGGCATCTGTATCAAATTGTTTTAATCCATAAGCACGCAGTGTCTGACGGTATGAATCTTCAATATTTAAATATTCTGCTGGAGTAAGAACAGATAAACCCTTTTTAATTCGGTCTGCATTTGCAGCAAAACGCTTCTGGTATTCTTCTGTTCCTTGCAAAGCAAGAGTAATCGTGGCTTCTGTTGCACCACCAACTGCTAATTCTTGAATTTTAGGAACTAGACTAGCCAAACCATACTGTGCAAAACGGTCTGTTAAGACTTGAATCATATTCTGCTTAGCAGTTGTTTGAGATGATGCATCAAGCGCTTTTTGGATTGCAGCATCCATCTCTGCTTGAGTAAAGGTTCCCTTGCCACCAGCACTTGCTGCTGCTGCTTTATCTGCTGCTGCTTTATCTGCTGCTTTTGCTGCTGCTATTGCTGCTGCTATTGCTGCAGAATCGTCTGCGTTAGGAGTAGTTATTTTACCATTAACATAGGTAATACCATTGACTGTGCCATCAACCAATACACCATCTTGATACCATAGGTCGCCAACTTGTTGTAAGCCTTTATTTCCGCCACCTGCTTTGGGAACCCATATACCATTTACATCGTCCCAAGTATCGGTTGGGTTTAATTGCTTAGGCTTTCCCCATACTTTAGTTGTTGGGTCATATACATATCCCTTAGGAGTTCCAGCGGGAGGAAGCAATGTTGTGTCACCTGACGGCAAAATCCATTCACCCTTAACATCATCCCAAGTAGAACCTGGAACCTCTTGTGGTGGTTGGACATACTTACCAGTTGCTTTATCAAGAATATATCCTTTAGGAGTTCCAGGGGGAATAACTGATGGTTCAGTTCCTGCTGGGGCTACGTAAGCACCTTTAGC